ACGCTGATGAGATCAACAAGTCCTTTGGCAAGATTGCCGAAAAGACTGACAAGAAAAGCTAAGACCTCAGCTTCGAGCGTTCCTCAGCAGTAGTGCCACCCCAGATGCCTACCATCCCTGCTGATAGGGCATAGTCAAAGCACCTTAGTCTGACCGGACAGTCGTTGCAGACTTCCTTGGCTACGGCAATCAGCTTTTTACGCAGGTACACATCTGGCTCATCCTCTGGGAAAAAGCACTCAGGCAACTGACTACATTGAACACCCCCATTCTCAGTTATGGCGTGTTGAAGTTCGATGTATTTTCTTTCAAGCTGTCTTGTCATAGGGTCAGATTAGAGTAATCTCAAGATAAATAGCAAACCCACGCCGAGAGAGTTAGCGTGGGCTTGCCGACAAGGAAAGAGAGGGGAACCTTGCCAGTTCTAAAACTACCAACCGAGATAAACGAGTTGCATGATGCAGTCCTACTCGGCGACTTTGCTAACGGCTCCGATGAGTGGCACGAGCTACGCAATCAACCTGGGGCAGTCGGTGGGTCAGACATCGCCGCTATCGCCGGACTAAGCACTTGGGAATCGGCAATAACTAAGTGGGCTAAAAAGACAGGTCAGATTCCTGATGAAGTCGAACCCAACATGAGCATGAAGCTTGGCACAAAACTTGAAGCACCTATCTTGGAACTGTTTGCCGATGAGCATCCTGAATTAGAGATCTACGAAACAGGCACCTGGGCAAACAAGATGTACGACTGGGCTAGAGCAAACCTTGACGGACTTTACAAAGATGCTGATGGCAACTGGGGAATCATTGAGGTCAAGTTTTCTCGTGACTACTGGACACAAGTGCCACAGTCTTATCGAGCACAAGTGCTTTGGTACATGAAGGTCTTTGGCATTAGGCGAGCAAAGCTTGTAGCACTTGCTGGCTCTAGCTACATGGAGTTTGACATTGAGTGGGATGAGTTTGAGGCAAACACACTTTGGGATGCTGCTGTTAGATTCCGACAGGCTTGCCTAGACAACATCATGCCTTACTGGGATGGCTCGAACTCCACACTAGAAACTATCCGAGCCTTGTCACCTGGTATCGAGGACACAGAGGTTGACCTTGATGACCTTGGGATGCACTACCTAAACGCTGTCAGAGATTACGAGTCAATCAACCAGAAAATGACAGAGCTAAAAGCTAGAGTTATCAACGCAATGGGGGGTGCGAAGCGAGGCATCATCTACGGTGAGCACCTGCTCAGTCTTAGATCTAGGTCTGGCGGAGCACCTTACTTGCACCACGAGAAGGGAAAGTAAATGGCACAAAGCTACAAAGGTCCATTGGATTACATAGATGTTGCAACACGCATAGTTGAATTTAGAGAGAAGTTTCCAGAAGGCTCACTACAACAAGTAAAGTACGAGTTTGTTGTTGTCAATAACAAGAGCTGGATTGTTTACACTGCTGCCGCTTATCGCTCACCAGATGACCAGCGACCAGGTATCGGGACAGCTTGGGAACCCATCCCTGGACCAACAAACTTTACTCGTGATAGTGAAGTTCAGAATGCTGAAACAGCGGCTTGGGGTAGAGCAATGGTGGCTGCCCTTGCAGTTGACACCAAGCAGGGAATCGCTAGTTCTCAAGAGGTTCGCAACCGACAGGTCAAGAGTTCGGCAACTAGCAAAGACTGGCTTGCTATGTCAGCAGAATTAGGCAATGACCTTGATGGTTTACGCTTGCTTTACAGCGAGGCCAAGACTGGTGGGGCTGATTCAGCAACGCTAGACAAGATCAAGGAAATTGCCAATGGACTATCAAGCCCAAAGGATTCTGCTTAGTTCCATACTCGAAGTGCAAGAGTGTTTGCATGAGCAGTATGACCGAGGCGAGTACGACATACTCACCGACCTATGGCGATTACAAAGAGAGAAAGCGAAAAGGCTAAGAGATGGAGATTATTACACCAGGCCACATAGTCCAGGAGCTACAACGCCTGACCAGCGAGATGGACAAGGGGGCTAACGCTCTCTACGATGCCGAGTGCAAGATGGCAGATGCTGAGGCTGCTTATGACAAGGCAGTGTCTTTAGCCTTTATCAACAACGCTGGGACTGTGGCAGACCGGCAAGCTGTGGCTAAGTTGCAAGCAGTAGAGGAAAAGCTAAAGGCTGACCTAGCCAAGGCTGAATACAACAGGGTCCGAACCAAGCTAAAAACCTTGTCAGACCAAGCCACAATCATGGCTGTAATCAGCAAAAATGTCGAAATACAGTGGAAACACGCCTAGCTGGTAGCCTACTTGGGTGATTGCCGAAACCTGTAGCTGTGGGGCTAAGTTCAAGACTGACGAGCCTAATCCCATTGTGCTAGTCAGAGAATGGCGAAAGAAACACACTTGCCAAGAGAGTGCAGATGAGTTGCGTGACATTGAAACCACAAGCACCATCGGCTTTAGTGCAGACTACAAAGGCACAGGGCTAGACATCCCTGCTAAAGAGTACAACCCTTGGGGCGATGATGAATAAGAAAAGCTTTCAGAAGTTTCTAGATCGTGACAAGTGTTGCTCACACTGTGGCACTACCGATGACACGCTTATCCCACAGCATCGAGCCAATAGAGGCATGGGTGGCAGTAGAGCCTTAGACAGACCTAGCAACATCATTGTGCTTTGCAGTGCTGCCAACTTTATGCTTGAGTCAAACGCTAGGTTCGCCGAGATGGGCAGGTTATTCGGCTGGAAGCTAGAGCGACACCAGGTGCCAGAGTTTACCCCTGTCTACATGGGTGACGGCTGGTGGCTACTTGACAACAACTTCAACAGGACACCGGTGCCAAATAACGACATCGAATACTTTTAGGGTGCTAAGGTAAAAACATAACTAAATAAAAAGGCCCCCCTGAGATAACTCAGAAGGGCCGATACCAACAAGTCGGTGTTGGCATCACTCAATTATAGTGTGCCAACCTTTTAGAGGAAGGCACATTTGTGTTTAACTGGGACAATAAAAACCTCGCTGAGGTGCTGTCAATGTACGGCGGAAACATCTTCATGGCCGAGATGGATTACCAGGCTATGGGACTCGACAACGGCCAGTGGGTGATGCTGGTCAAAGAGGGCTACGATAACAGAGTCATTAGCCCAACTGTCATGATGCTAATGGCTGAGAGAGCAGCTGCAAGATGAGCATCCAAATTATGAACGCTGTTTGGCGTGAGAGTAAATCAAAAGGCCGAGCCAGATTGGTCCTGTTGTCTATCGCTGATCACCAAGGCGAATTAGGTGCATGGCCTTCAATCGAAACCTTGGCCAACATGGTGAACTCATCGCCTAGATCTGTGCAGCGTGACATCCAAGACCTCATCGAGCTAGGTGAATTAGTTGTCGAGTTTAGATCTGCACCGACCTACGGACCCTACAAAGCCAACCGGTATTTTGTGAACTTGCCAGGGGTGACAGATGGGGTTTCAGAGGTGACAAAAACCGCTTCAGAGGTGACAGATTTGGAGTCAGAGGTGACAGAATCGGCTTCAGAGGTGACAGCAGGTGGCGTGTTAACCCTTAATAGAACCCTAAAAGAAACATTAACTAAACAGGCTGATGAATCTTTTGAAACCTTTTGGAATCTCTACCCTAAAAAGGTAGCTAAAGCTGATGCCCTAAAAGCATGGAAGCAAGTGCTAAAAAAGAAAACCGCTGATGAGATGATTGGCATCACCAAAGCGTATTCGGAAAGTAAGCTACCCGACATGACCTACATTCCCTACCCAGCATCCTGGTTGAACAAAGGACTCTACGAAGCAGTGGAGAACGATAAACCTGCACCGCGAAGCAAACCCATCTTTGGCAGAATCAAGTGAGTGAGTTTGAGCAGTTAGTCATCGGCTCTGTCCTGCTAACAAAAGGCAAGGCACTCGATGACCTAACGCTCACAGCCAAAGACTTTGATGATCTCGGACACGAGAAAATCTACGCAACGATGCTAGAGATGAAGCAAGCTCGCCAGCCGATAGATGTCATCACAGTCGGGGCAATGCTGCCTAAGCTTGCCAGCTATCTGCACGACTGCATCACAGCAACACCAACTGCTGCATCTGTCAGCTACTACGCCGAGCGAGTCATCGAGGAAGTCACCAGGCGAAAGCTTGCTCATGCCGGTCAAGTAATCAACATGAAGGCCCAGCACGAGGACTTGGCAACAGTTATAGATCAAGCCAAGAAAGAGATTGACAACCTAAGTGATCGCAACACAGCCAGCCGACCAAGCTATGTCAGCGATGAGCTAATCCCTTACCTTGACGAGATTGACAAGCCAAAGAATTACCCACTAAGCCCTTGGAAAGACCTAAACGACATCCTTGGGGGATTCCGACCAGGTGCCCTTTACATCATCGGTGCCCGACCAGGTATCGGTAAGACCATCGTTGGCTTGCAGATTGCTTGGGAACTATCAAAGCAAGGACCAGTCAGCTTTCACAGCCTTGAGATGGGCAAGTCAGAGTTGTATAACAGAATCATCTCGATGGAAGCCGAGGTCTACATTGGCAACATTGAAAAGGGGACACTCAAAGATGTTGACTGGGACAAGATTGCAAGAGCTAAGGAAAAGATAACCAGCCATCAGCTCGCCATCCATGACAAGTCAGGACAGAACCTTTTGCAGATTAGAGCTATGGCAAACGGAGTCAAAGCTAACGGCCAGCTCCGAGCAATCGTTGTTGACTACCTTGGCTTGATTCAGGACACAGAAAAGGGCCGGAAGAGATACGAGATGATTACCGACATCTCCATCGGGCTAAAGAACCTTGCTCGCGATCTCGAAGTGCCGGTCATCGCACTAGCCCAGCTCAACCGAGGACCAGAGCAACGCAAAGACTCCAAGCCCGACCTAGCCGACCTCAGAGATTCAGGTGGCATCGAGCAAGATGCAGATGCAGTGATTCTGCTGCACCGAGAGTCAATAGCTGAGGATCAGTTCGAGTGGCAAAAGAGCTGGATGATTATGAAGGTCGCTAAAAACCGACAAGGTGGCTTAGGCGAAGTAGGACTCAAGTTTGAGGGTCACCTGTCCAGAGTTGTCGAAGGCTAAGATTATGGCGTGGATGACAATGTGGCACTGTGTTGCCGATGCGGTGCTACCTGGAAGGTCAACACCCATAAGCGAAAGAGGAAAGACCTCAAGTGCCAGTCCTGCCGGATGCACCGAGCCTTGGTCATCAAATACGGCTCTGAAAAGTGCATCCCTTGGCAAGGCGAGTTTGACAAAGAAACCCTTACTGTGCCAATCTTTGATGGCCTACCAGTCCTACCTGGCATTAGATCCTGTGGTCACACAGACTGCACCAACCCCAATCATGTCTTAGGTGACCACTAGAGTAAACAAATCAACAAGAGATAAGGAAAAGAGATGGCAAGCATCAAGGTAAGAGGCACCATTAGCCGAGTGTTTTACGAAGGCAAGGGTCTAGAAGTAGTCGAGGCTTATGAAACTAAGTCCGGCGAAACAATCAACAAGAGATACACAGTTTGGCTAAAGCAGCCAGGTCTATTCGATGTCGGTCAGACAGTAGCAGTTGAGGGGCTTTACAGCTCAGAGATTGACAACTGGACCAACAAAGAAGGCGAAGCAAAGCAGTCAATCAAGGTAAGCATCAACAACCCACAGGTCACACCTACTGACCCAATCGCAACAATCAAGGGCATCTTTGAGCCGACTCACAGCGAGCCAATGCCCTTTTGAGAAAACAACTCCGGTGGCTAGTCCCTGCCCTAACAGCAGGAGTGCTATTCAACCTATCCCTAAACACCACTAGCCCTTTGGCTGGGTGGGGGCTAGTCCTCGGTACTCTCTACGCCATTGCTGCCATACTTGCAGCATGGGAACTTTATGGCAGAGGTAAGCCTTAGCGTTGTAGGTGATCCTGCCAGCCAAGGCAGTCACGCAATCATGCAGGGCCGAATAGTCCAGGTCAACAGCAAGAAGCACAAAGCTTGGCGAAACGCCATTACTCAAACAGCCCTTGCAACCCTGCCACCGGACTGGGAACCAATAGACGAGCCCTGTGAGCTAATCGTTATCTTCTTTATGCCAAAGCCAGCGTCAGTCAAACGCTCATTGCCCACTGTCAGCCCAGACCTAGACAAGCTAATTAGGGCCGTTGGCGATTCCCTTACCGACTCAGGCGTGGTCACCGATGACAGCCGTATTGTTAGGATCTCTGCCCGAAAGGTCTATGCCCAAGGCATTGAACCAGGGGCCACCATCGAGGTCAAAACCCTCAACTAAGGGTCTAATCCGACACGCCGAAAAAGGCAAAAAAACCTAAAAATCTCCCAAAAAACTCAAAAAACAGGTATAAAGTTTAGACATGGCTCAAGGGGAGCCGGTTAGGAGATACAAAATGAGAGGTTGGCTACTTACAGTCAGCATCCTGCTGTCCTTTGGGATGGTCTTAGCTATTCAGCAATACAGCTTCAATCTTGGCTACCTTATCGGGGCAGTCCTTATCGCGATCCACTTCTTTGTCATCGCACTTTGGTTTACTCGCAAGGATGCCAGATGAATAACAAACAACTTGTCAAGGTGCTTGAGGATGCAAGGCTCTGGACCAATGCCGAATACGAGGCAAAGACAACACCGGAAACTAACAGGTATCACATCCAGAAACAGATTGCCAGGTTAGAGCTACTTCACTACATCGCAGATACCTACATAGAACAGAGAGAAAATGCCAAACTACAATCCTGAACCAATCGAGTTTGCAGTCATGGACTACAACCCGAACCAATACAACTTTGGAGTAGCAAAGTCTGACGGCATACACATGGGCCGGATGCTTATGAAGGATGAGGTGTTGCGACTTATCAAAGCTGCTTACCCTCAGCCAACCAAAGCAATCACAATTATCATTGACCTAATCGAGGGGGTGCCAGTTGATACAGATAGCCGTTTCTCAGATTCCACAAGATAAACTCGCTGCTTACAACAAGGGAAGGCGTGACCAGCTCAACGCAACCTGGTCAATCATCGAAGCTCTACGCATCCAAGGGGTGCTTGACATCGCAACCGGACACATGATCCTCAACGAGCTACACACCATTGACCAGCGACCAAAGGTAGAGATGTGAGCGAGCTACAGGACATCATCGCAACCAGCACAGTCCGAGCCTTTAACTCTGGTATCAGGCATGAGCGACAGCACATCATCAAGTTGCTGGCAGAAACAAAAGATGAAACCCTTTGCACCTGTCATGGCTGTCAGGAGTGGCTCAACGCCCTTGACTTTGTGATTGCCAGGATAGAGGGCACTATCCATGACTGAGTACGAGCAGGGCATAAGCCAAGGCAAGCGACAAGAGCGTGAAGCCATCTTGGAATACATCGAGTATCACCCACAGGCCACACTTTCAGACATCGTTGACGAGATAGAGGGCAGATACAAGTTCGACCAAAGAATGAAGTTAGGGGGCATCCAATGGGCAGCACACTGGCGGAAATAGAGATGAGGCTAGAGCTACTGAGCATCGAGCTTGCAGAGTTAGCCAAGATAGTCAACGAGATTGAGGAGAGGTGGAAGTGTTTAGATCTTACGAGCGAAAAGCCCTAAAACGCAGAAGTGTTGACATCTGGTACAAGGGCTACGCTGCCGGATACAGAGATTCACACCATGACACCTTGGAGTTCTTTACCGAGCAGGTAATCTCCGAGATCCACGAGGATGCAGTCCTGAGCATGACAGCCGACTTAGACACACTAGAACGCATTGTCGAAATCATCGAGGCGGTGAGGGACAATGGGGAAACACATCGGCACGAGAGCAAGGACTAACTGGTTATTCCAGCTACGCTATTACAGGTACAGGATTCACTTTTACATCGGCAGACTTGTCAAGGCTTACATCTCACGAGGCAGACACTAAGGGGCACAAATGCTTGAAGGGCTAACACCACCAGCCAAGATTGGTGCTTGTAAGGTTAGGACTCTAATGGAATCACTAGAACCTAAAGACCAAGAGATACTGAAACAGGCAATAAACAATCCAGATTGGCCAACGCTAACCTTGGCAGAGGCACTTACAAAGAGGGGTTTGCTAATCAGCGAATCACCTTTGAGAAAACACCGAGCGAAAAGGTGCACCTGCAATGCTTGAAAACTTAGAGCCAACCCCAAGGATTACGGCCCCGAAGGATTGGCGACCAGCGGTGGAGTTTGATGGCACAAGCGGTCAAGCCACAACCCCACCAACAACCGGCGACCAGCCAGATTTCACCCAGTTTCTAATAGACCAAGGCTTTGACCCTGAGAGAGTAGAGATCTATGGCCCTGTTAGAACTTCACGCTGGCAACAGCGAGAGGGTGGGGACTGGCTGGTCAGCTGGCGGTTCAACTTCCGCAATAAGACAGAGGCAGACATTGACTTGCCAACTCTTTATGCCCAGGCAAAGCGAGCAGTCAAAGTTGCAAAGCCAAAAGAAAAAAACGACAAAGCTGTTGTTGTTTGTTGGTCAGATACTCAGACCGGCAAAGCAGGGGACATCAGAGGCGGAACCCCTGAGCTAATAATTCGCATTGCAGAAAAGCAAGCAAGACTAGATGAGTACCTGAAACAAGAAAAGCCTGACCACATCTACTTCCTAAATGTCGGTGACAGCATCGAGGGCTTTGAGTCAGGTGGAAACCCTAACAGGACCAACGACCTCAGCTTGATGCAACAGGTTGACCTTGAGGCAACCTTTGAGTGGGAAACCCTAAAGCTACTTGCTAAACACGCACCCATAACAGCAGCATCAGTTGGATCTAATCATTGTGCCTGGCGAGCTGGCAAGCTAAAGCTCGGCACTCCAACCGATGACTGGGGCATCCACATCCAGCGACAGCTTGCAAGGCTCGCTCAAGAGGTAGGTCTGCCGGTTAGATTCTTTGAGCCACAGGCCAACGATGAATCACTTGCCCTAGATGTTTGGGGCGATAACCAGATGATCCTTGGGCTAGTGCATGGACATCAAGCAGCTCGACCTGACGGCATTGTGCAATGGTGGCGGAATCAGTCGCATGGCAACCAGCCAGTCAAAGATGCAGACATCCTGATCCATGGACACTTCCATCACCTAACTGTCAAAGAGTCAGGCAGACGCAACGACCACAGCCGATGGGTTATCCAGTGTCCAACATTAGACAGTGGAAGCTCGTGGTACAGGCTTGGGATGGGTGGCGATGACTCTGACCCAGGACTTCTCGTATTCCCTTTAGTCAAAGGCCAACACTTTACTGGGACTGTTTACAAGCTTTAGCTTGCAGGAAAAGAGAGAGATGAAAAAGTTTAGCTTTGGAGATAAGGTCAGCAACGACCCAAGCAAGACAAACCGATGGCTAACACCTCATCACATTGTCCAGGCTTTGGGAGAGTTTGACCTAGATCCATGTGGTGCACCTGGGCACTTACTTGCTCCTGTGACTTATCAGCTAGACGATGGACAGGATGGCCTTGAGCTTGACTGGTTTGGCCGAGTGTGGCTCAACCCACCATACGGAAAAGAGTCGCCACCATTCCTAAAGAAAATGTCAGAGCACAAGAACGGCATTGCCTTTATCTTTGCTAGGACAGAAACCAAAGCCTTTTTTGAGTATGTATGGAACAGTGCAACAGCAGTCCTATTCCTCAAGGGCAGAGTCAAGTTCCTAAATGCTGACTATGAGGTGACCGGTGCTGCCAACGCTCCATCGGTCCTGATTGCCTACTCAGATGCAGACGCAGATGTTTTACAGCAATGCTCTATTCCAGGGCACTTCATTAGATTGACACAGGGTGACCGAGATGCAACTTGAGATGCCTCTGGAGTATTACGGAGAGATACAGACTGGCTCTGGCTACACAAAGTCAAGGCCAAGGGTTTGGACCGCAGAGGAAACCGCATGGGTACAAGAGGCAAATAAAGAGGGCCATAGTGCCAAGGTTATCGCTCAAGCCATAGGTAGAACAGAAGTATCTGTGATGGTCAAGCTCAAGAGGCTAGGCAAGAAACAGGATACCTATAACGATGCCAACAGAGAAATCAAATACCAAGCCAACCAAAGGTTTGTAGATCTCATCAAGCCAAAGACTTTGCTGGACCTTTATGCAGCCAACAGCTACTACAGACAAAACCCCGACATAACCCTGACCGACAATGACTCAGACATCAGGTTTGACACACTGCACAACGAGGATGCACTAAAGCTTTTATGCAAGCTGTATGCAGACAACCAGAGGTTTGATGTGATTGACCTAGACCCTTATGGCTCTGCCTACGAGTGCTTTGACCTAGCTATCAAGATGGCAAGGAAAGGAATTATTATCTCGTTTGGTGAGTGGGGCCACAAGAGATGGCGAAGGTATGACTATGTCAGGCCTAGGTATGGCATTACTAACAACGATGACTTTGTTGACCAAGCTTTTATCACAGAGCTAGACAGGCTGGCTAGGCTAAACCACAAACAGCTTGAGGTCGTAGAGTCATTGCAATACGCTAATTTCTGTCGGGTTTACTTCAGAATAAGCAAGCTCAAGATAACCGAGCAATGGGATGCCCGATGACAGGGCGTTTACTTGCATGGCCATCGGGCAGTTCAAGCATAACCATAGAGAGGCAACAATGAATAAAGACTCAGAAGTCCTAGTAGCCGGTGGCGGTGGCTTCATCGGTGGCTGGCTAGTTCGCTCACTGCACGATCAGGGCTACACCAATGTACGAGTAGTTGACAGCAAGCCTATGAGCAACTGGTATCAGGTCTTTGATGATTACGACAACCAGGTGCTTGACCTAAAGGATGCCCAAAATTGCAAGACAGCAATGAAGGGAAAGAACCAAGTATTCAACATGGCAGCAGACATGGGTGGCATGGGCTTTATCGAGCTACACAAGGCCGAGTGTATGTTGTCAGTCCTAATCAACACCAACCTGCTAGAGGCTGCTAAAGCCGAAGGTGCAGAGCGATTCTTTTTTGCCTCATCAGCCTGTGTCTATGCTGCTGACAAACAAGAAACCCCTGATGTCCCAGCACTCAAAGAATCAGACGCTTACCCGGCTATGCCAGAGGATGGCTACGGCTGGGAGAAACTGTTTAGCGAGCGTATGGTCAGACACTTCCAAGAGGACTACGGCATCCAAGGTAGAACTGCCAGATACCACAATGTGTACGGACCAGAGGGAACCTGGCAAGGGGGCAGAGAAAAAGCACCTGCTGCACTATCACGCAAGGTAGCTATCGCAGCCATCACCGGTGATCCAATCATCAACATCTGGGGCGATGGAGAACAGACTAGATCCTTTACCTACATTGACGATGCTATCTACGGCACAGAGTTGCTTTACAACTCAGACCTAGACCAGCCAGTCAACATCGGCTCAGACCAGCAGGTATCACTCAACCAAGTCGTTGACATCCTTGAGGACATCTCAGGCATCAAGCTCACAAGGAAGTATCAGCTCGATGCACCCAAAGGTGTAAGGGGCAGAAGCTCAGACAACACCTACATCAAAGAGCAATTAGGTTGGGCTCCGAGCATTACCTTGCAAGAGGGATTAGAAAAGACTTACCGCTGGGTGTATGACCAAGTAGCTAAGCAAGCCTAAGTTGCCGGACAGAGAGAGAACCAATGCCTGTCTATGACTACAAGTGCCAAGACTGTGAGAACACAATCACAATCGTTAGGTCTATCAAGGATGATGAGCAGACACCTATCTGTGCCCACTGTGCCAGGGAGATGACTAGGAGCTATGACTCAGCACCAGGAATTACATTCAAGGGCAAAGGTTGGGGAAAGGATGGGTAGGTTCCCTAAGCCCTGTCTAGTCTGTGGAGATCTCACACAAGGCTTGAGTCGTTGTGTCAAACATCAAGCTGAGTGGCAAACCCTAGAGAACCTAAGACTGCAAGAGATGAAGGCAAGAAGGCCAAACCTGTATGACAGTCAATACAGAAGGAAAGCAAAAGCAATAAGAGAAACAGCTTTGTTTTGTCATCTGTGCAAAGAACCAGCTAGACCTAATGACCCCTTCACTGCTGACCATCTGATTGCCGGTGATCCTGACAGTCCTTTAGCTGCCGCTCACAGGTCATGCAACAGTCGTAGAGGGAATAAGCCACTTGTCTAGAGTTATGCCCTGTACGGCCCCCTGGTGGCCATTACTGGGGGTGGGTTTGAAGTCCAGCAAACACAGGGATGTATCAC